TGCATAGGTCTCGCCCTAGAAATGTCAGACCTCGGGTAGGGTGTACCACTATAAATATTTGGAAGTGGTACAATGGGGTATATGTCAGTATTGAGAACTGCTTCGTATAAAACAATTTCTCCAACAGATGCCACTACCGCAATACGGGTCTGCAAAATTTCCTGAAATTGAACAAGACCACGCTCAAACACACCCGGATTCTCATCAAGAAATTTCTGAAATTCTTCTTCGTTTAATATCATTTCTTCCTGTTTATTAACATCTATAATTTGATAAAAAGGAATTTTTGCTTTATAAAATCTTTCTAATACTTGGTACTTTTCTTGATAAGAGTTTTCTAAATCTTTTGCTTCTGATGGAGTCCAAGTTTTTTGTTCGTTACTTTGTTGAGATGATGGGTAATCCTCATCGTCACTATATCCAGATATATTTGCTAATATACCATCACTCATCTTTCCTGTCTCTGGGTCTTGTTGAGGCCCAAGTTCAGGATACATATTTAACATTTGTTCACCAGTTAAGATTGTTGACAGTATTAAACTATCAGCATCTTTAAAATATCTATCACGACTTGATGATGGAACATAAACACGGAAAGGATTTATATTAGTAAATTTAACTTCTCCTTTTCCAAAATCAGAATCAGTATCTATATAAGCATATAAATATCCTAATCCAGATGTACTGTGGTCGTGTATAGCCTCTTTTAGTTGAGCATTACCATCTGATATTTCCCATATGTAAGTTAATACAGTTTTCCACATCTTAGCAATCTTTACATCAGAGTCTTCTCTTGGTATAATTGTAAAAGCTGGAGATGAAGAAGTTAACATAGCTTTTAACTTTTCAACGGCTGGGCCAACCCTATCCATTGGAACTGCTGCTTGGTTTCTACTTTCTAGCTCATCTACTTCATTGTCACTAAAATGATTGCCATAAAAGAAATCAATGTCTTTGCGAGCTTCCGTGTCCCAATCGGAACGTGCGTCACGATAGCGTCGATAAAGTTCGCGGGTAATTTTAGCTCTTGGGTCTTCTTGTATTTGCATGGATACTTTGTAAGTTAATTAATAAATATAGTAGCTGTCAATAAAAAAGATAAACTTTTTTTAATTAACCCTTGCGCCAGTAAACCAGTTGTATTTTTTACGATTACTAGACGTTTTACGGCTATCTACTTCTTTTTTATCTACTTTACCACTTAAAGGGGGTTTTGCATAATAATCAGCATAATAGAGTCCATCCATAAGGTCATCATGTTTTGCAAATGGATGTTCAAAAAATTCATCTACTATTTCTGTCATTTCATTACGTATATATAATTTCTTTGAATTAACAATAGGGCCAAGTGATGTTTCAAGTCTATCTTCTTTTTTTATACCTGCTGGTGGCCTAACGCCTTTAAATATCCCCGGTATAAGTTTTCTATCCTTAGCGGCTATTCTTGTTACCATATCTCGTACCATTTCTTGAGCTGCTACTGTTTCTATAGTAACTCTTTTAACTGGAGAGTATTTCTTAGCAAGTTCAATAATTTTTTCTGGAACATCAAAGGTAGGTATCCTTTCATGAAAATATTCTAATATATATCTATTTTTGTCTTTATCAATAGCTATTACTATAATAACTTGAAAATCTGACTTCTTTGTAGCTGTAGCAGCAACATCAACTCCAATATAAACATTAATAGGAATAAAGTCTCCTTTATTGTCTTCAAGGTAACAAAACTTGTCTTTTGATATAAAAGTATGATTATGTTTTTGTATTCTATCAATTTTAAAAGCTGCATCAGATATATCACGAGCATCGTTCATATACTCTTGAGCAAACTTATTAACCATACCAGCTTCAATAAATTCTTTTTTCTTAGTAGATAGTTTAGTTAATGGAAATTGTTCAGGCCATAATGGTTTACCATCTTCAATAGCTTTATGGAATGTAACATCCCACGGATAATTACGACCTTCATTATTAGCATTTCTTATTCCATCAACAATCATTTGAAGAAATGAATCATAATGTACAATAGTACCAGCTAACCATATCCATCCTTCCCTACCGGGAGATTCTTCAAGAGCTGGATATACAGTAGATACAATCCACTTTTTAATTTCATCTCTTCTTTCAGGTGTTTTAGTATTTAACTCTGATTCAAAGTCATCAAGAATAATACCAGTATAACGAACATCAATCTCAGTACGACCACGTAACCTTTGACTTGTTCCTTTTGCAATTATTCTATCTCCCTTTGCTGATACAATATCCTTTTCAGTCCATCTATTACCAACTGAATCTCCTGCTAGGCTACCAAAGTAGTATTTAATTTTATCATTGTATTCAAAGTGAGACTTAACGTATTTAATATGGTCAATAGCCTGACCTTGTTCCTCAGCTACCCAAGCAATAAACAATCTTTCTCCTTGTGGAGAAAATAACATCTTATGAACAATAGCCGCTTTTGAAAGTATAGACTTACCAAATCCTCGAGGTAGTATGTTGCATATCCTAGCAGCTGGTTTAGTAGTTAAAAGTTTTTCAGCTACTTTATAATGAAAAGATGGTGATGCACTCTTATTTAAAAAGTCTTTAGGAAGAAAGGCTCTTCCAAAATAAATTAAGTCTGTTAATGATTTCTGTAGTATCTCATCATTAATTTTAGATTCTGATGGAGGCGGAACTATATTAAATGACTCTATCTCTTTTTTTGCCATTCATTCTTTTCCATTTCTAATCTTTCGACCATTATCTTTGCTTTTTGATTTGTCATGGTCTTTGTTTTGATTTGCCATCTTGATTCTTTGTTTTTTTTGTAGTATACGTTTTTTCCTACGGCTCTGTACTTCATATTCTTTTTCTCTTAAATCGTCAGCCCAAGAATCAATATCTAAATACGATTCAAAAAAATTATCATTATTAGGATTCTCCATAAATATCTACCTTATCAGGATTACCAATATCAACAAGTACATCATTTTCTTCATACACAGAATTGCAATGTCTACAACTAAATCCAATAGGAAGATACAGTTCATTGAATACAACCATTTTTTGATGATTGGTAATAGATTCACTACATACTTTACATTTTTTAATTACACTATTATAAACAGGCATGATATATAATGATATATCGCTATGTGATATTTTTCTCGGCATGTCCTATCGCTTTAACATTACTGCCATCAAGTTGTTGTAACTGTTCTTTAGTAAACCCTTGAAATACAGTAAGTGATTCTGTTTTCTTATCATTTGGAAACATACCAGCTATTTTCATCATCATTTCAAGAGCTCTAAGTTTATCAGAATCTCTAGCGTCAAAATTATCTATAATATCTTTTACTTTAGCAAGTAGGTATTCTTCATCAATACCAACTTCTCCTAACATTTTTTTTGTTTCTTCGCTAACCAATTTCTTTATCCTCTTAGTTTTTAATAAAGCCGCTGATGCATTTTTAGAATAGGTTGAATCATTTGTTTTAAATAATTTAAGATAAGCTTGTTCTGGAGGCATACCATTTGCAACGTACTTAGCAAAAACAATTTCACGACTATTTGGAGTTTTCTCATTAATTCTTTGTTTTCTTCTAGGTTTGTTTGATTTAGTGAATCTATATATATCATCAGCTATCTTACCTGTAAGTTGGATACTGTCTCTTATTGGATAAGAACCAAGAACAGTCCTAATATACTCTGTACCATTTTCAAAAACACCACGATGTAATATTTTACATACTTGACCATCATCTGTAAGAACCCAATCATTAACTTTAGATTCCCGCCAGTCATCAACCAAATCATTATCAGAATTGTCAAAAAACTCATCTTTGTTGTCATAAAGATACTCTAGTTTCTTTTTAACAAGTTTAGTATGCATAGCGCCACTCCCAACCTAGATTACTTCATATCCCTTGCAATCCCTCCGGACGCTATACATTTCCATCTATTAACTTGCCCCATACATATGTTTTACCTTTATGTATGTCTATTACATCAATTCTAAAATTATTATCATCAAAGAAATCAATTATACCAAAAGCATGACACCAATTTGTGTGTCTACCCCGTAACCATCCATTCTTTTCTTTTGACATATCTTTTAAACATCCAAGAGTCCAAGCGTGATGAGCTCCATCTACGTGGGTTACTCCCTGTCTTTGTACATCATGTGTGTGACCATAGATAATATTCTTACCAAGATTCATTACATGCTGTCTTGTGTGGTTTACTGTGGTATAATGTCCACCATGATAAAAGAACAACTTACCAATTTGCATAAGATGTCCATAAGGATAGTACTTATACCCTCTACCCTTTAAGTCCATGATGTTTTTAAATTTATATTGTGACAAATAAGGAAATTCTTCTACAAAAGAGTTCAACCAATCGTCATGGTTTCCTTCAATCATGTGTTTATTGGTACATTTAACACTTTTTAGTGCATTATCAAATAAATCTAGTCCCTCATTTACCTGTGCTGCCTCAATCTTTAAATCTTCTATCGTATATTCAAGTGGTGGTCGTTTACGCCTCTTATATCTCCACGGAGAAATTGATTTCCACTCTCCTAAGTCCCCAAGACAAACAAATATGTTGGGTTTTATCATTTTTATAGCTTTTAGTACTACATTTACAGCCGCCATGTCATGAAGTGGAAAATGTACATCAGGTATAACAAGTGCTCTTCTATGTTCTTTCTTTTTTTTCATATTATGCTTTGTAGGGTGGGTATCCCATGTCTATTGGTTCTACCCTTTCTAGTTCTAAACTTTCAATTCTGGTTTTAATTTCTGATATAATCTCTATTTGTTTGGCATCACCCTCTAGAATATCAGTAATATTTAATTTTTTACATATTTTACTCAATCTTTCTACTGTATCTACTAAATCTAAGTAGGGAAGACTCATTACCACCACCTTTTAAACTTAAATGGTAACTTTACTGACTTCTTAAAAGCTTTTAGTACAGGATTTAACTTAGTTGTTGCTCTTTTCTTTTTTCTTGGCATCTTCATTAGCTCCAGTTTTGTTTTTGTAGCTATAATATAACTATTTTTGAAGTTTAAATACAAGTACTAAACTTTTTTCTTTTTTGAGTTTCATATATATATATATATATAATATATATTATATAATAGCTATATAATATATATAATATAGCTATGTTATATATTATTTAATATATAGCATAAAGAAGGATGAATTTTGTGTGGAAAATGGGAAAATTACTGTACAATGTGGGGGAGTCTTTTATCCCGCCCCCCACCCCCGTCACGTTGGGATTAGGATTACGATTATTCGTTGAGATAAGTTATACATAATAGGTATTATGTGAAATCATTAGTGATTTTTGAAGGTAGGTAATAAATACAAGAAACAAACAAACAAGGAAACAATTAATATTGTTTGGTAACTATACTTATAGTAATTTAAGGGTATGAACAAAAGGAGTAAAACCATGAATGATACACTAAAAACTACACAAGGTACTAAACCTACTGTAGAAGTGTCACCTACTCAAGGACTCCCAACACTACCAACGAAGGTAATAACATCAGATTGGTACACAAGTACAATTAATAACACTACATTAAAGAATGTTGGTGGAGATAATTGGAATATGTACCTATTCGAATGTTATGACAGTAAGAAGAAAGAATACAATGTAGAGTTACTCAAGGGTAAAGTTAATATGTTGAAGTCTTTTGGAAAACGTCCACCTTCTTCGAATGGAGTCGGGAACAATGGAGTAGATTTTTCTGATGTTATGAAGAAAACCAAACAAGAGATTATTACACTAATCAAAAAGAATAGTGATAGTAACGATTGTTTTGTAGGTAACTCAGGTAAACTCTATAAGATACAAAATCCGTTCTTTAGAGAGTATGTAATGATAGATGGTAAACCAAAGATGAAGACCTTAGTAAAGAAAGGTACTACAACTGATTTTGGTAAGACTATTTAATCATACACAACGTGAATTAAGGGAGTTATGTTTAATTACTGACTCCCTTTTTTTACAACCTTTTTTAATTACCCACATATAAAACACTTACAGAGGTTAAACCATGACAAAAGAAGAATATCAACACAAGATAGAAAGAAAAACATTATTAAAAAGTAGAAGTATTTTAATAGATGTTTTAGATACTTGTATCATCAACGAACATTTAAAAGAAAGTATAAATAAAAACATAACAGAGTTAATTAATATAGTAAAGAAAAAAGATAGAATATTAAAACCATGATAACAATTTTTCTAGACAAAGGTAATAAACTTACAATTGATTTCAACAATAGTAAATTAATTAAGTATATACCTACCAAACATCAATTAAAATTCATTCGTGAATTATTTAACAGTAATAAATTAATGTACACAGATGAAGAAGGGACAGAAAGAAAATTCCCTGTAGTAATTCATAACAACATAAATAAAACAACAATAAAACTAAACTCGGAAGGTGTAGGATTTACAGAACTCTACAACGGAGTACCGAAAGGCGTTAAATACAGACCAAACAAGCTAGTGACTTATGAACGAGATAGACAAGACTGGATAATTGCTAGAATGAAAAGAGTATTTAATAGCTATGACAATAATACATTGTCAGAACAAGAGTTTAAAACAGAGATGAGAACACTCTTCGCAGGAACATACTAATGCAAACATTTTTACCATACGAAAACTTTGATGATAGTATGCAATCACTCGATAACCTCCGCTTAGGTAAACAACGAGTCGAAGCACTACAAATCATTAAAGCTATATATATTCCAGACTACGGATGGAAAAATCACCCAGCAGTTAAAATGTGGGTAGACTATCCCGATGCACTGCAAATGTACCATGACTCAGCAATAAATGAATGGGTACGACGCGGTAAAAACAATAACATGCCATTAACTCGTGTTACTACTGATAAATTGCCACATTGGTTAGGCAATGAAATATTTCATGCTTCACATAGAAGCAACTTACTAAGAAAAGACCATGTGTATTATGGCAGACATAACTGGAATGAGCCAGACAATCTACCATACTATTGGAATGGTTATGGCAAACAAGACGAGGTGAACTATGGCTATTAATAAAGTAACTAAAAAAGAAGTATATGATGCTATTGATTACTTCTGGGCAGAAGGATTTATAGAAGACTTAAGGAGTGATGCAAGACACTATGTAACTATATTGCTCAAGAAAGTAGCAAACGATTATAAAATTAAATTAACAGATGAAGAATAATTATGAAGATTAAAAAAAGTGATGCTCTTGTAATAGTTGATGCACTAGATGCATACATTCATAATCATAAGCTTAAAACTGGTAAATGGAGATGCAATTTATCTATTAAAAGATTAGAAAAAATTCAATCACATCTTATTAAAAGCTACCAGCACGCTATTATAAAAGAAAAGAAGAGAGAGGAAAACCATGATAAATAAAATAATAGATATGCTAGAAAAGATAGTTGATGCATTTAATGATGAAGATGTATTTACTATATTCATATTCTTTGCTTATACAATATTATTCATACAAATATTTAGAGCTTTGATATGACAATAAAAGAAAAGAATGATATAGCTAAGTCAGTAGTAATTATATGCAATGAGTATAAGTCACTCATGGATAAAATAGCACCATATCAAAGAACAGAAGCAGAATTGCACGTAGTCAATGGTGATGAAACATATATGACTGTGCTTGATACAATGAATAAAACTATCGATTGGATAGACCTGCAATCAAAAACTATAATAAAGTGGTTGGATAATAGATAATTACCCACATAGCTACATAGTTATGTTGATGCCCTTACAATTTTCGTCATGGTTTATTGTAGGGGCAAAGAATTGAAAGATTTGTGCTCGACATGGTGTTGAGCCATTAATAAAAAAGGAAGCGTTATGACGGATAAACAGATACAATCTGTACCGCAGTCATCTCCCTTACCATTAGCTTGTGTTGATAATCTACACACAGCATTAAATGATAGTGGATATATTTGTTCACAAGATTTTACTGCTAAGATACTTACATCATTACATACTAAGCCGGTAAGTGGAGCATTTCTATATGGAATGGCTGGTACAGGTAAAAGTTACCTACCAATGGTACTTGCAAATGTATTGAAACGTCAGCTTTTTGTACATCAATGTACCCAAGGCACAAGAGAAGAAGACTTGCTTGTCAAAATAATGCCGTCTGAAAGTACTACATCAGGCGTTAAAGTTGGACATGGAAAGATTCTTCAAGCTGCTATTGAGTCAAATAAGAGACCTGTAATGTTGATGCTCGATGAATGGGATAAGACAAGACCAAGTGTTGATGGATTCTTTTTAGATTTCCTGCAATATGGTAGATTGTCTTTACCCGGTGTAAAAGATGGTGAGGTTAAAGCTAATTTAAATAATCTCATGATATTTATCACCGCAAATGATGAACGGGATTTCCACGAAGCTTTGCTACGTAGATTTCCTATGATTCAAGTGAATCCTATCGAGCCACCATCAGTACTTAGTGCTCTTAAATTAACTCACAAGGATAATGTATATCTTCCGCAGATGATTGACATCTATACTCGTAGTATACAGGCAAAATTGCCTAAACCTGCTACGATACAGGAGTTACGTCAAATGATGGATGCTATAAATATACTTGGTAATAGAGCAGATTGGGATACATTGGTATACCAGTACATAACAAAAACGCCAGAAAATCATATAATGTTATCTGAACAAGACAAAGTAAAAGATATTAGTATTGCTAGTCTTATTAAGATAGAAGCTGATGATTATGGTGTAGATGTTGTTCCTACTAAATCTAAAAATGAACCCGCTGAAATGCCTGACCTCAGAGATTTAAATTCATTTGAAGAGTCATTCGAAGCTTCACAGTATATACCTGATAATGTTGTATCGGTATTGAAGCGTGATAAGTTTTCAGATGATATAGTTATGAGTGCTAATATGGAAAATACAGACCCAGACTTAGCATCATTACCCGAATGGGGAGCAATAACTAAAGATTATGTATATCTAACAGAAACAATAAACGCAAATCATCTACTTTACATCGATAGAGCACATCTTTTCGAAGGTACAGAAGGTGAAGTTAAAATTGTTGATAAATATGTCACTAGAGATGAAGTAAATAGATTACTACACTCAAAATGGCGTATATATAAACGTGATAACAAAGAAATTATCGCTAGACACAAATCTAGTGGTAAAACTGACTTGCGGTATCGTGAAGGTTTCGGGTTAGAAATTGTAACACAAACAGGCACACCCCTAAATGAATATCTCAAATTAAACGCTAGAGAAACACTCTGTACGAATGAATCATTATCAGATGTTGACATGCTGCCTAATTTGAGCTGGGATGATTGTACTTTTGTTGGTATAAATAAGTTGTATCAACAAATAGTGCAAGAACATCGCTGTGTTATAGGTAATAGTGTCTTAAAATCTTACAGTACTCATTTAGGTTACTGTCAAGGTTTATGGTTGCAAAGTCCAACTGGCTCTAATAGTTGCACAATTGATAATGTGCCACATTTTGAAGAGTTAGTTAGGCAATCTGGTAAAAAATACAAGGTAAAACCAAATAAATTACAAGGCTTTACAATAACCTCTGATAATTTACATCTCGAGATAAGCTCAGTTACAAAAGGAAAGCTTGGAACAATGAGATTGTTGATTGAAGGCTATGTAGATTCTACTGTAATGAGTAATATACTACGATTTTTTGGTACAATACCATTGTATAAGTGCTTTCAACATGATGGTAAGATTGTTGATAGTCTACAAAAAGCTGGCTTTAAAATTCATACTAGGAATCCTAATACATTAGTAAAAGATGAAATATATGCACATATAATTTATGATTATGTAATTATATGCTCTTTTCTTGATACTAATGTGATTCATAGTAAGTCTATGCTTTCGCTAAACATGAAATCAAAACTAAATAGGATAGATAACCTTGAAAGAAAATATAACACCACTAGAAAATAGTTGGCGTAATTTTCGTAGCGATGTTGATGGTGCGTACGAAAAACCAAAAACTACTCCGAAGAAGACGATAACAGAAGCTACTACAGAGGTAATACCACCCTATGATGCTCGGGCTCATTTAGCGAACAATTCGGGGGGTGATAAACCCCTCGGATTGAGCAAGTTTCATAATAATGTTTCCAATATTAATAAAAGATTTGAAAAGAATGAAACAATTGCTCCAAGATATATAAAAACTGGCAATATTGTATATAATTCTAGACAAAACAAGCACGTAGATTGGAATAAATTAACCAATGAACAAAGAAAAAAGCTGAGTGATATAAAGCAATCTGCAAATATGTCTAGGATTAATAAATATCCAGCTAAATCACAAGGTATAAATTTAATTAATTTAAAAAATAGAAGGTTACAAACAGAATTAGCTAGAGTAATCAGTAGATTATCTGAAGATAATATGGGAGTTACTACAGATGGTGATGATTTTTGGGATTGCAATAGACTTGCATTGAGAAAAGTTAATCGTGAATCTATTTTTAAGTGCAAAGAGTCTAGAGAAAGCCATAGTATTATTATCGTTTTAGATAGTAGTCCATCTTGTAGTGAATATGCTAATTTTTATAGTAAATTAGCTTCTCAAATTGTAAAATATGGTGATGTGGATTTATTTGATGGGCCAAATGCTAGACTTGTATACAAATATTCAGCCAAATCTAAACAATTTGTGCAATTTCTTACAAAAGAAGATATATTTGCTAATGTACATAGATGGTCGTTGTATAAAAATAGACAAATAATATTTTTTGGAGATGAAGATGGTATTGCTATAGTACAAGAAGCTAGTGTAAACAATACAATACATTATTTTTTCACGGGTAGCAATGAAAATTTACAATATTTTTTCAAAACTTACCCAACACAAAGAAAGCTAAGAAATATTAATGTATATGAAAAAATACGTAATGTTGATAGTTTTATGAGGGCAACTAAGAAAATAAAATAACAAAAGGAGTAGCAAATGAAACATAAAAAGAATGACAATGCTGAAAAAATGTATAGTTCATTCAATTTTAGAGTACAACATCCAGCTAGTATTCATGATGGAGATGCAAAAACTAGAAGATATGTAAAGGCACAACTGTCCTTAGATATGCTTGATGTATCAGAAATCATTAGTATTAAAAAAAGAATGAAGGTTTTAG